GAACTAGGAAGCGAGTAAACGTAAACTCAGTACTTGCTAGTTTATCATTAGATCTTTGATACCAGCCTTGTTCTCTTAGAGTTTTTTGTTTTAACGGAATAACTTGTGCTGTTGGACTATGCCGTTGAATACTATGTTTGCATACTTGGTATGCCATGTCTTCTCTGGTATCGTAACCTACAAATACTTTCATGTGTCTCTTCTTTCTATATCTTTTTCAACGCATACACCCCATTGTATTTCTAGTATGTGTGCATTTTCTGCACCATTGTTAGATGCTAGGTGCCAAACTTCCTTGCCAATTTCATAAGGCATGCTGTGAGGCTTTAACTTTAATTTAGTCACAGTACTGTTCCATTCAGTTTGCATATCAACTATACCTTCCAGTACCATCCATTGTTCTGAACGTTTAAAATGTTTTTGGTCGCTTAGTGCCTTGCCTGGATAGATTACAAGTTCTTTTACTTTGTAGCCTTTGTCAGGTCTGTCATCTAGCACACGCCAGTAACCCCAATCACGTTCTGTCTTTTGTGTTTTCCATTCGTCTAATATCCAACTACTACTGTTGGCTTTGTTCTCACCACCAACACCAAACACAAATTCTACATTAGGATGATTCCCGTAAATTTTGCCCTCAGGTGTCGTGTAATCTGTCCTGTCGCCTCCATTAGCAAACATAACAGTTCCTGTGTTGGTAGACATAGTGTGGAAGATTGCCGCACATGCAGTGTCATCACTATCGTCAAACCCGATAACTTTATCAACACATGCTAGTTCTTCAATAATAGCACAACGTTCTTCGAAGGGCATAAACGGTCTGCCCTTCTTGCGTGTAAGCCAGTTATCGCTGTTAACACCAACTATTAATTCGGATCCAAGTTTTTTTGCTTCTTTAAAATATTCTATGTGGCCACTATGCAGTGGGTCAAAGCCACCCGTTACTAATACTACTCTGTTCATGTACATATTTATATACGTATATAATTTATAAATAATAATATGGCACAAATCAAAAGTTTATATACTGGCAGTAAACATACTGTTATAAGTTTTAGTGGTGTGGGCAACACTCTACAAGGAACTAATCTAGAATTTTATAACTTAAAAAATCACGGTTACAATGTTATATGGGTACTAGACGAAACTACAAGTTGGTTTAATAATATTGATCACAAAGAAATTATAAAACATATTAAGACTGATAAGGTATATGCTGTTGGAAATAGTATGGGTGCTTACAATGCAACAATCTTTAGTACACTTTATAACGTTGATAAAGTATTAGGCTTTGCACCGCAGTATAGTGTCGACCCTACAATAGTGCCTTGGGAAACAAGATGGTATAGATATACAAAGGATATAAAGAAATTTAAATATCCACATTTAAATTTCACACCTTGGACTGACTACACATTTATATCTGGACATAAAGGATATGAAACAAAACATATGGATCTTATTCCTAACAATACAAACATCAATAAATTAGTTACATACGGCAGTCATGACGTTGCAACTAAGTTTAAAGAGTCAAATAAACTTTATGATGTTATAAATTTATACTTCAAAGAAGATAAAGCAATAGAACAAAGTTACTTAGATAGTTTGTTTACTTAAAGAATTTAGCAACAAAGTTTTCAATAATAATCTTTACAATATCATTATTAACATGCCTTGTTGTATTGTCTTCAAATAGTGTAGGAATGTCTGTGTGTGCGCCTACCCAACGTACCATTTCAAAACTAGGCCAGTAATGAATATTATTGTGCTTGTTTTCATTAAAGAACTGATCTAAACTTACACGCAAAATACTCTTACTAACACAGTCACTTACTATGGTAGGGCGATCGCTAAACGTTGCATTTAGTGGCACTGGACTTAGTGTAAAGATAACAGTTTTGTCTGCGCCTGCGTATGTTTTAATTAATTCAACAATACGTTTCATGTTGTCAACATTTTCTTGTACAGTACTAGATACACATTTATGCTTTGCAGGATTGTAACTTTTTGCAGGTACACCTCTCCAAAATACATTGTTTGTTTCTACATCTTTCCAAACTTCGCCTAGTCCAAAGGTAACAACTACTGCACTAACTTCTTTAAAGTGTTGTAACAATTTTTGTTGTTCTTGGTCTGGTTGCCATTGAAATGCACCTAATGTCTTGTCGTTGTCATACCAATATGCATCAGTACTTCTGTCACCTGTTAGAGCCCATTCTAAATATTGTCTTACAGCAAAACTATTATTAAGTCCTTCAGGTACATTAATATAACTTGTACCTTTGCCGTTTGCATTTAACCAACTACGTAATCTATCTGCAAAACAACTGCCCATAGTAACTACAGTATCGCTATTATCAAACATAGGTGTGTCTGGACCATAACCTTTGAATACAAACTCTTTTGCCAGTGCATCTAAGTCTGCAAACTGTTCTTTCTTAGCAGGAAAATAATTTACATCGCCTTTGTGCCATGCACTCTTTTTTACATTAAAATTACCAGCACTTAACTTAGCACTGCTAGGGTGTATTGTTATATCTGCAAATTTATTCTTAGGCATATTTTTTCCTTAAATGTTCCCACGGCAATCCTGCTAGGCATTCATCTTCACGCCATTGGCAGTATGCTAAATTATTTAACCACTGTTGTCTTTCAAATAGTTTTGGTTGTTCTATGTTTGCTAAATCTATATTACTGCAATCCCATGCCATACTACTAGGACACATACTAAATGTAGGAATACCTTCCATTATACTTTCGGTAAGTGCATTACTATTAAATCCTACTACACACCAAGCGTTATCAAAGTCTGCTTGTAGCCCAGCGCCGCCTGATAAAAATCCTGAGCCTTGTGTGTTAGTACTAATTGTAATATTTTTCTTATCAGAGTATTCATGAAATGCATTAATTAAGTTACGCTGTTTATCTTGACGCAACGGGTGCATACGTATTACAATTGGCCTATCAGTGTACTTTTGTATTTCTGCAATCGTAAAATTAATAAAAGCATCATATGATCCGTGCTTTGCAATTAAGTTACGCAGACTACTATCACCTGGACGTTGTAATATTACTAATACATATTCGCCTTTATTAGTACGCCAATCTTTAACAATTAAGTTTTGATCTTTTTGTACTTGTTCCCATCTGTCGCTAGGACTGTTAGCATTACAGTAGTCGCCTTCGTCTCTAAAATAACTTGTCCAACTAAATCTGTGATACGTCTTGCCCGACTTACCTGGATCTGGATCTGGCATGTTTCTTCTAAACACTGCACTTTCCGCTACAATAAAAGGCTTGCCGCTGTCTTTTACATAGTTATATATGTGTCCTATTTTCTTTTCTTTTTTACTGCCTGATTGATTACTTTGTACAAGTACGTCTGCACTATTAATAGTTGCTTTATCAGCATACGGTACAACAGTCCATTCAGTTGGTAAGGGATGCCAACTCCATAATAATTCTTTAATTGCTACTACGTTCATTCTTAAAAAGTAATCCTGTTTTTGCTAAAAATTTATGTTTCTTTTTACTACCCATTGTTGAATGCCTACGCATTTCTAGTGTCAAGTCTTTAAGGTGTTTGAACCCGTTTTGGGCCATTACATCAATCCAATACTCTTGTGAATTCTCATTTACGTGATGATATCCACCATGACCAACTTCGGCATATGTCATAATCAAAAACTTACACTTCTGCATTGCTTGTACGTAGTTAGGAATATATTCTTCGTATACATGTTCAACAAACTCTACACTCCAGCCTAGATCATAATTATTAGTTACTGGTGCAGGTCCGTGTGTGAAGTCGTGTATAGTAAACTTACTTTCGTCATATCGTGTAACTGTGTAGTCACCGTCAAGTCCGTGTGCATTTATACCCATACTATTAGCAAGTTCGACCATGCCACCTGGGCCGCATCCTACGTCTAACATTGATGTTATATTAAGTTTACTCATAGCCCAACGAAGTGTTCCTTCGTCTGTATGTGTGACACCTTGGTGTCCGCCTAGGTGTGCTTCAAGTTCCATGTTGTTCCCGTTCTGCTCTTGCTTTGGCTAATGCAAATCTTTTTAAGAATTTTTGTTGTAAGCGTTCTTTACTTTTACCTTTTGTGTGTACCATATGACTATTAATGCCACTGTTGTTAAAAGGACTTTTATTATCTTTAGGTGTTGGATTTAAATTAAGGAAAGGTGTTTGGTCTTCAAATCCTAATCGTAATTGAAAGAATACCCAACTATCATGTGTTTCACGTAAGTGTTCTAATCCAGTTTTATATTCATTTTCAAACTTTGTAAGGAAGTCTTTTGCAAATTCTGTGTTAAGATTATAACCCATTAGCCCGCATTCATCATATTCTGCAGGTCGTCCCAAGTAACTAATTGCTTTGTCGTCTGGTAATAAGTAATCTAACCATTTATGATCAATCATATTATGCATAAGCACATCAGCATCTAACCAAAATAATTTGCCACTATCATGACATTTTGCTTCTTCAAATATAGCAAAAGTTTTATGTGCAAACTTAATACCTTGCCATTTAAATGCTTTACTACTGCCTTCTAACTTACGACCAATTTGTCCGTTGTAGTGTGGATCTTCTTTGTGCTTGCCTATAAATTCTAATAATTCTTTACAATCATATAGTGGCTTAATAGATACACGAGGCTCTGGAAAAATACCAATATCAATATCTTCTTCACTGTAAATTACAATGTTTACATCTTTTGGTAAACATTCAACCCAACTATTAAGATTAACTTTGGAAGTTGAATTCCAATATGCTTTATTTAAACTTGTTACAAATGTGTACATTATACTGACGCATCCTCCATACCGGCAACTCTTAGTTTTACAATATTAGTTATCTGCCATTGCTTCTGGTCTAGGCCTTTTAAGACTCCTAGCCATTGATTACGCATAAGGGCAAATTCATTAATAATCTTTTCATAGTCGACAACGTCTGACTCGCCGTCGACATACTTTTCAACATCGCGGCTTGACAATGCACGTTGATAATTTTCTAAATATTTCTTAAAGTACGAACTACGCAACCTACGTAGTTCGATATTTAAGTAATTTAAAATGGCTTCAATTTCTTGGAGTTGATTAAACCGATGTTCAACAATTCCGGGCATAGCACTAGATGCACGTTCAACATTACCTGTAAGTTTTACTTCACGTTTTGCATCTGCTAATTCAGTATTAAAAAATGCAACTGCATCAGGTATCTTGCTTATATTTCTAGATACTTCACTATACCACATAGTTTATTCTTCCCAATTCTTGCCATCTTCGTCGTCAAACACTTCTTCTTCGTCATCCAAGTAATATTTTACTGCGTTGTCGAATATTGTACACCCACCCATAGATTCTATAAGGGTATTGTCTGCAATTCCGTAATCGGCTAATAGATCAACATATCTTTCAGCCGCAGTTTCAACGTGTTTTTTGTCAAGATGCTCTTTAAACATCATCCATATTTCTTGTATTTGTTCATCATTCATGTGCGGAAAGTTCCTCAATTTGATCTTCGGTTAATGTTTCATCACTATTACCGTCCTCGGTATTTACCACAGGTGCCATTTTTTCTGCGAATTCCGACATAATCAAATCAAGTTTATCTCCTACCATCCATGCTTTACGATATTCAAGAACTTCTTCGCCTGCTAGGTTAATATACTTGAGTCGATTGCCTTGCTTAACTAACAAGCCTTTCTTCTCAAACAATTCAACTAAGCCGCTATAAGGATTCATGCCAGTTTCATAAGGAATCTTAACTTGTACAGCCTCAAACGGTTTTGCATAACGGGTTTTCATTACCTTACACCCTGCTCTAATACCACGTACTTCTGTGATCTTGTTACCGTCTTCGTCTTCCTTTAGTTTCATTTTCTTCATTGCAACAACAATACTTGATGCATAAACAAAACCTTGGCCACCACTAATCTTGTCATCTGGGTCAAACATATCTTGCGATGCGTATGTGTGGTTAGTACATACTAGTCCAACGTTTAATGAGCCAATCATGTTAACTGTGTTACGAACTAGTGAAGTCAATGCCTTAGGCTTACGACCCATATCACCTTTCATATCACCCTTGTTAAACTGATCAACGTCAGTAGGTGTTAGTAACATACCCAATGAATCAACTACAAACAATACTTTAGGACGATCTGCTTCATCCATTGCTCTATAGTCTGCTACAAATACTGAAATAGTCTTTGCTACATCATCAATCATTGACATGTTTAATTTAAGAAGTTTTTCTTCTGATGTGTCAACTTCTAAGGCCTTTAGCCATGATTCATCAAGTGCGTTCTCTGAGTCAATTAATACTACAAAGATGCCTTGATCCTGTGCGTGTTTTACAATGTTACCTGAGCAAAAGTAAGACTTACCTGCTCCTGATTCACCTGCAAACACAGTAACCTTACCTAGTGGGACACCTCTATTAAAGTCTCCTGAGATAAGATAGTTTAGTGCATACGAGCCTGTTGAGATCCAATCAGTTGGATCATTAAAGCCGCTACTCATGCCTGAGATACTTTTAGTCAAGTCCTTACGGAACTTACTAACATCAAACGATTTAGCCATAGTTACTCCTTGTTAAGCCATTTTATGTAGGGGACTTTACTCCCCTACATTGTATGTGATTGATTATTGTGCTTGACGGTTTCTAATCATTGCTAGAATGTCATTCGCATCGCCGCCACTTGCAGGTGCCGCTTCAGCAACTGGAGCAGGTGCCGCTACTGGAGCAGGTGCCGCTACTGGTGCTGGAGCAGGTGCCGCTACCGGTGCCGGAGCACTTTGGCTTACTGCTGTTGCGTTTGGTGATGCCGCTTTCATTGGATCACCTGTACGTGCTTGCATCCCACTTGGACGGAAGTACTGTGACCAACGATCTGCATCATAAGGTTGTCCGTCAACAGATGCTTCAAACATCTCTTGCATTACCTTTACACCAATCTCGTCTGGCTTCTTAGGAAGGAAATCACCTAGATTAAATAATCCATTAGTGTTTACAGCATTCATTTCTGCATCAACAAGTGGACGCTCTCTACGAGCCCAACTTGATGTTGAGTAATCAGCATAACCACCTTTAGATGTTTTGTTAAGACGGAAGTCTACGCCAGCAGTATAATCTGTTGGTAATTCTTCCATGTCTGGATCCATAAGCGCCTGCTTAATGATTTGAAAAATCTGTGGACCAATAATAAAACGTCTAATCGGATTTTCTGGAGTTGAATCTTCTCCAATTGGGTTTTCAGTTACAAAGCCTTGGAATACGTATGAACGCTTCTTCCAATACTTGCGACCCATATCTTCTAGACTTGGATCTTTAAACCACCCACGTACTTCATTAAGGATAGTACAGTTGTCGCCATACATTTCCATGCATGGTACTTGTACTTGAACTGGCTTACTGCCTGGTTCGCCTTTAACTCCTGGAAAGGGTAACTTGATCATAAGTCTTTCTGTCCAGAAAAACGTATTGTCTGTGTTACTGTCAGGTAAGAATCGTAGCGTTGCGCTCGCGCCTTCCTGCATGTTCCAAAATGGGTAAATTGCGTTGTCGCCGCCGCCACTGCGTTGTCCGCCAGTGTTCGCTTCTTGCTCTTTCAGTTTTGCTCTGATTTCTGCTAGTGATGCCATAATTATATGCCTCCTATAGTGCCTTTATGGTTGTGTTACGTGCCTTTAATGTTATAGCACAGTTATTATTATATACTGAACTACAACGTTTGTCAAGTCTTTTTTTAAAGAAAAAACATAAAAACTTACAACAGGACTATTATAGTCCTGCTAATGCCTTAATACTTTGAAGATCTGAAGCGCTCGAACTAGATCGTTGTCTTTCGCTCTCGCCAATACCTGCCGCTGCCTTTAGTGCGTCTATACTTGCAGTAACAGCCATTGTAACTTTCTCCGGCTCGTGCTCATCTTCCATCTCTTGGACTGCTGGGCCTTGCATTACTGATTCGTATTTTGACAGAATCTGCTCAATAAACTTCTTAGCAGGATTGATAAACTGTTCACCGTAGTCTTTTTCGACCATAGTTAGTACTGCTGTTTCGCCTTTTGGAAATGCACCATTCTCTCTATCAAATAATGATAAAATCTTTTCTGGTAGTGGCACATCTTGGTCTTTTTCAAGTGTAATTTCGTCACCGTCTGGACCGTCAATCTTGTCGCCTTTTTTCTTACCATTCATTTTAGCCTGACGTACTTTGTTAGCATATGCATTGCCTTCATCAGCGTCTTCGTCATCATCGCCATCTTTCTTGTCATTAATGGCCTTCTTCATTGGCTCGCTAGTGTCGCCGTCTTTGTCCATATCTAAAAAGTCTGGTTTTGCTTTCTCGCTAAACTGACCCATCATTTCTTCAAATCCTGCTTCAATA